CAGCGCAAGATGCTGGAGGAAATAATGCGTGAACATGGAAAATTGGAAGCCACTTGGTTTGAAATCGTTGACGCCAAGATGTTTGTTGGTGCATCAGATTGGCTTGCCTTACTTTTTATTGCGTTGTGCATGTCTATTCCTATTTGGTTTCTTTTTAATCGTGATCGTTTACCTCGTCGGATAAAGAAGTGGTTTTTGTCGGCTTGTGAGCATTCCAAATCGTGTCGAAACAAAAAATGCGATGGCTTGTGTCATAAGAATTGCACCCATGCTATCGATTGCTCTTGTTCTATGTCACACGATCTTCGAGTTCGGCGGATTAAAAGTAAGTGTTGTTGTTATTGTGGTGAGCAGGCTAAACACAATAAGGGTTCTTTGTGTCCACTCACTCCTGAACTACCTATGACGCATTTTCCCCGTATTTGGCACCGTGTTGAAGATGGTTCTGGCCCTGTTATCGGAGGTGGTGTTTTACCGTCTGATAAAGAATCTTTGGGCGATCCACTGACAGCCATTATGGTTTCGCTTGTTCCATCGGTTGCTACTGCTTTGTTCAAGTGGCATCTTGGGTCAAATGAGCGCGAACGTCGCTTAAAGGAACTTGAGCAAAGTGGTTGGGATCATGCTAAGGCTATTGATTCGAAAGCTATTTCTGACATTGCAAACGCGCGACGTGGTAAGGATCAAATTTGCATTCATCCCGCCAGTTTAAAGTGTGTTGATCATGAATCATGTTGGTTGTGTTGTCCGAAATCTCGCGTTTGTTTTGATCATGCCAAAGGAGTTATTGAGTTGCGTAAGCTTGTTCAAGAAGATAAACTCCCGGTTGGGTCTATGAAGCCTGAAGCAAAACGTGTTTCCGTTTGGTTGGATGCCGATGGTAAGGTTTGTTGTAAAAGGCAAAATTTTTTCCACCTCTATCAGAAGAAATTGAAGGAGGGTAAATGGAAGAAGATTGAAGGCAAACCTGATCCTGTTCCTTGCGACTTCGCTGACTGCAAACTTTCTCACGCTCCAAGTGTTCGAAGCCGTGTTGCAACAGCAAAATCAGTGATGTACAAGAATACAGAAGCAAAGCATGTTTTGCCAAAGATGGGTATGGCTTACCTTGGCCAAGTTTGTGTGAAGTGGTTGCGTGGTCGCTGCGTTGATGCTAAGTGTACTTATGCCCATGTTCATCTTCCTTTATGCCCCGCTTTTGTGGATAAGATCCAGTGTGATGGCTTCTGCAAAAAAAGACATTATTACATTCGCGGAGACGCCCAACTTGAAAAGTACCTTCGCAAATTTGATTTGGCATTGCGTGCGTTTGCGGACAGGCTGAAACATGAGGGGTACACTGAGCCCGCTGTTCGGAAAGCTGCGGCTGCTTTTACTGCCCGTCTACGACAGAGGTTGCGCGCTATTCGGCATTCTGGTCCGCGTCAGTACAAGCATTCAGGAAACGCTTGGACGAACACTTCGGCGCCTGATGATGACGTTGTTGTTGTGAGTCGTGATCAAGCTCGAAGGTTCGAAGAGCTTGTTCGTTTAGCACGAGAGGATATCATGGACGGCGTTCTGCGTGGGCAAAAACTTGCTTATGAGTTCGATCAAAAATCGTTTGATTCTTTTATGAAATGGTGCTTGAAAGAAGAAAATTTCACTCCGGCCATGCAGAAAGAGTTTGTTCAAATCATGCGTGATTTTGAGTTCGAAGTTCAAAATGATATGGCTGATTTCATTTATGATACCTATCGAATGGAAGGAAATGATCCGAACACTTGGGATGAGTCAGAATGGGAGGAAGCATGGGGTGAATGGAAAGGTGATCAGTGGAGTCACTATGAGTCTCTTGTCACTTCCAATCCAACGGTTTCACCGAACGATGTCGTTCCGTTTGTTGGGCGTGTTTTTACAGATTCTGTTAAGCCCCAATTTGTCAATGCTACTTATGCGGCCTTCAATGGCAAGTCTGGTGTCTATGTTGTCAAGCATGCATTCGACACTCCTAAGTCTGATACCGGCGTTTTGCATTTTGGACAACAGGAGTATAAATTGAATGTTGTTGATGCTGTTCGAGTTGCCAATGACTTGTATTTCTTTCCACTCGCTGTCTCCGGTTATTCTTGTGCTTCCTTTGATGATTATGAGACTGATTTGATGAATGTTCCTGCCGCTTTGTGGTATTTCATGCCTGACGGAACGATGAAAACGAGTATGGGGAAGATTCCGTTGTTGAATGATGCTGTTCTTGTGCCCTACACTTGCTCTTCTGAAAATGGCGCTTGTTCTGCTCCCGTTTGGTCCCTTCGTAAGGGCAAACCTAAGCTTGTTGGTTTCCACAATAGCGGTGGTTTTAACGGTCGCGAGAATTATTTTATTCCCGCTACGAAGGCGTTTCGCGATCGTTCAAAGGCTGGGC